GTCCAGTAGGTCCTGCATCAACTATCCCTGGACCAACAGGACCACAAGGCGTTCAAGGTCTAACAGGTACTACCGGTTCACAAGGTCCAAAAGGTGACACAGGCGCGACAGGCGCTCAAGGACCAATAGGTAATACAGGACCGATAGGACCTGCGTCAACAGTTCCAGGACCGACTGGACCGACAGGCGCAACTGGCTCACAAGGACCAATAGGTAACACAGGACTAACAGGTGCCACAGGTCCTACAGGCGCAACAGGTCCTACTGGGGCAACTGGACCAATGGGCCCGGTGGGCACGGTTTACGACAGTGATCAGATTGGCGTAGTCAAGGCCTGGTCGGGTGCAGTTATTCCCACGAACTGGATGTTTTGCGACGGTCGATCATTACTGCGAGCTAACTATCCGGATCTATTTACTGCGCTTGGTGGGACAAGTTCGCCGTGGGGATTGCCTGACTCTTCCTCCTTCAACATTCCCGACATGCAAGGTCGGTGCATGGTCTGTTCCGGCAATGGTTCTGGCCTTAGTGCTCGTGCGCTTGCTGCAAAAGCCGGTGTGGAAAAGTATGCCCTTGCACTCGGTGAAACACCGCTTCCCGCGCATTCGCACGGTATCACCGACGTTACTCACAACCACGGTCTCAACTGGTCTGATCCGGGTCACTCGCATAACTTCTATGAGTTGCTGTTAGCCAATACTGGTGGTACCAGCACTACCGGAAATGCTAACGTCAGCGTAGGTGGAGGATCATTTACCTGGTCCCAGTACACTGGATCTGCTACTACAGGAATCAGTGCAAGTGTCGCCGGTTCGGGCACAGGACTCAGTGGCACTAACAGCGCGGGTGGAGCTGGTGGTAATTCGGCGCACGAAAACATGCCGCCGTGGGTGGCGGTTGGGTTCATCATCAAAGTAACCGGTGCACAGATTGACTCAGCTGGCGCGCTGAAGGGCGCAACTGGTGTACGAGGATCAATCTGGTATATGTACAACGGTTCAGGTACTCCGCCTGCTGGTACTTTCGTTGGTGAACTTGACGGTGACTGGGCAATTCGCCAATCTGACGGGGAAAACTTCGAACGAGTCAACGGTGTATGGGTTGATCAGGGATACACTACTCGTGGTGCCGTCGGTCCTATAGGTCCAACAGGTCCAACAGGGCCAGTAGGTGCAACTGTTCCTGCTGTACAGACGTCTGCGGCGCGTGCTTATCGATCAACAGTGTTGCCAATTACGCAGAGCGCCTGGACTACTGTTCCACTCGATACTAAGCAGTATGAAACTGCGACAAACATTATGGGTAGTACAGCGCCCTTTGCCTTTGTTGCACCTGTTGACGGGCCTTACCATGTCAACGCTTCGATGCAACTCAGTGGTGTCGTGGATGGGACGCTTTACTGCATTGGGATTACAAAGAATGACTCTGCTGCTAATCCTTCTGGCTTGGTCAGCATTGGCGATTATGATGTTAGTGGTGGTAGTGGTGGTACCCCACGGCCAACTGTGACCGACACGATCAACTTGAAGGCTGGGGATGTACTGCGTGTTGCTCTTTATACAGCGTCGAGCGGCATTGGTGTTGCTACATCAGCTGGCCTCGACAACCATTTGGCGGTTGCTTACGCCGGTGGTTCAATTGGTCCACAAGGACCGGTTGCCACGCCGGTCAATGTCACTTCGGCACGAGCACATAGACAAGCGGCGCTTGCTGTTCCCAATCAAGGCTGGGTAAAGGTGGCGCTCGACGCGCAGGATTACGACACCAACGGCAACCTGTTCCAAATCGCCAACGGCCGTTTCGTCGCGCCAGTCGCCGGGACCTACAGCGTCAAGGGCGCGATCACACTCACCATCAGTGCCACCGGCACCTACACGTACATGCTCGCGGCGATCTGGAAGAACGGCGCGATCTACAGCGACCCGCAGACCTGGCCCGCCGTCGAGAGCTACATGTGCCAGATCATCTCCGACGACGTGCAGCTCAATGCGGGCGAGTACGTCGAGATGTACGTCTACATGAACGGGCAGGCCGGGAACATCGCCGTCGGTCCGACGCAGACCTACATGGCGGTGTCGCTGATTACGCCTGGCCAAGGCGCACAAGGACCAGCCGGGCCGCAGGGACCGGCGGGCGCGTCAGGCAACTTTGACATGTATGCTCAGACAACTGGACCGTCAAGTGCTTCTGTAGTGAGCATACCGACTGGAGCATGGACGATTTTACCGATACCGTCTGACGTACTTACCATTAGTAAGTCAGATGGAACGAACCCAGATTTTGTGCGTAATGCCGACGGGTCGTTGACTATCAACAAGGCGGGAAATTACAGCTTTACTGCCACTGCTGCAGTGACTGCCGGACCTGTTGCAGACAACACGAATTACAATTTGGCGTTGACTCGCAAGAACGGCGCCACTCCGAGCGCAAGTAATGACGGCTGGTTCAATGTTACTGATGCAACTTTTGGGACGAACTCGAACAACTACCCGTCGATTTCGGCAATGGGCGATTTGGTATGCGCGGTTGGAGATCGTATTGCCGTTTGGTTGTGGCAAAGTGCAGTTCCAACTAACTTCCGTATGTGGAATTTTTCCTGCACGCGACAAGGGTCAGGGCCACCCGGTCCAGCAGGACCGCCTGGTCCAGCAATCGCCAAACCAGTGTTCACCAACTTCGCTACTGCCGCGCTGTACGCTGCAAGCTGGGCTGACTACGATACCACTGGCGGCTGGCAGATTGGTGGATACGCGCTTGATGGCGTTGGTTGGATAACATTACGTGGCTTTCTCAAAAAAGCAGCCGCATACGCGGTGGGCGAAACTATCGTCACGCTGCCGGTTGGATTCCGTCCGGCGATGTCAGAGATGTACCAGTGCTTCGCTTGGGACTCGGGGATGGGTGCGATGGACATTCGCGTCGATGTTGCTGCTACCGGCATAGTTAGTCTCAATCAGAGCGTGCCGACTTACTCGCCCGTGGGCAACATCGCCTGGCTGACGCTCGGCGGCATCCGCTTCTTGCAGGGAGGCTGAGTGCGTTGCCCGACATCTACCTCGGCGGGACCAAGATGCTGCGCCACGGGCTTGGAGCCAACGGCTCGATTGTCAACCCGCCCGGTGCAGGCTGGGGAGGCTCTTATGGCGTCGGGTTTACGCTCTTGTTCCAATGGAATGTCACTGTTGTTTGCCCGGACGGTAGCTATATCTTCGGACGTACCGAATTTAGCGCCTACGGCAGCAACGGTATGGTCATCGAAGGGTGCGCGCAGGAGAACGGTGCGACGCTCGTTGGTTGGGGAAAGCAGTGGACCTACGGCTGGCGGCAGCAGTTTGCCTACTCTTGGTACGTGGGACGACTTGCTCCTGGCGCGCACACGATCAACAGCGGTGTCTACGTCGAGGCGGGGACGATCTCGTTTGACGGTAACGCGGGCGGTACATCGCTCGCCTGGGAGATGCCGAATTGAGTCCGCAGATCATCGCCGGCGGAACGCAGCTCAGCGAGCGTTCGCTCGGCCAGAACTTCATCAACGAGGGTGGTGGCGGCTGGTCCGGACAGAACTTCACGGGTCGCGTCGGGCTCAAGCAACATTCGCTCACCGTGGTCAACCCGGCGGGTGCGACAGTTCAGGGCGTTATGGACCTGACGTGCTGGACGAACACAGCCGGGTCGGTGATCCAAGGCAGCTTGTCGGTCGATGGTGGCGCCCAAAGCGTCTGGGGCATTCTGTTCTTCAACCTCGCCGGCACGCATTTTCACTTTTGGTGGCCTTGGTCAGTGGCGGTCGGTCCAGGAGCGCACACATTCAACGTTGGAATATGGGTCGCGGGCGGGAATGTCTGCTTCGACTCAAACGACGGTGGCACTTCTGTCTGCTTGGAGCGGATATGAGCAAGGTCCTGCTCGGCGGCGTCGAGATGTGCGAGCACGGTCTCGGCCACGACGCTCAGAACAGCTACGGCGGCTGGTCGGGCAGCTTCGGTGTCGGCGGTGTCGTCCTGTTCAACCACTCGATCACGATCAAGCGCGACGGTGGTGCTCCCGTCTACGGCATTACCACGTTCACGGGCTACGCTGCCGCGAGCACGATCCCCGGGATCGGCGGAGGTCTGTGGGTCGACAACGTCTGGCAAGGGCAGTGGGGCGGCGAGTATCCCGGTCAGGGCAGTTGTCATTGGCCGCATACGTTTGAGTGGTGGACCGCGCCGCTCGCCAAGGGCGCGCACGCCATCGCCACTGGTGTCTACGTGTTCGTCACAACCTGGGTGTTTGACGCCAACGATGGTGGCGTGTCGATTTGCTGGGAGCATCCATGAGCGCGCTGCCCACTGCCTTTTGGATGACTGACCTCACCGGCGTAGATGTCCACTGCTGGTGGAGTGCGGATGGTGAACCTGAACACGAGGGTGACCCAACGTGTCCGTGCGAGCCGACCGGCTATACCATTGCTGCGATCGCTTCAGCTGCAGGCGGTGTTGTTCCTCCCCACGACGTTTATGTCCATCAGGCTATTGCCACTGACCTTCCGCCCGTCCCAATAGACCTAACGGCGGCGATTGCACTATGAGTACCTATGCCATTGTTGACACGGCTGATACGCCTGGGACAGTAGTTCAACTAGCCGTACATGACTCCGGTGTAGCGAGCTACCCGAACCCGGCCAATCCTCATTTCGAGTGGGTCGATGTTACTGCTGTGAGCCCGCAGCCGCAAGTTGGGTGGACTTATGACGGCACGACGTTCACCCCGTCAATCGCCGAGCAGGATTTTAGCGGCGCGGTCGGCGTCAACGATGCTTACTTAGCCTTGATCGATCCCACTTCACAGCAGGTTACTGATCAGGTTACGGCATTGACTCATCAGGTCAACTCGTTACTCCACGATGTCCAAGCGCCTCCACCGCCTGTAGAACTTCCACTTCCGTCTGGCGAACGACGCATTGACTCAATTACCCCCAATGTTGGGCCTAAAGCAGGCGGGACGACGATTACACTTTCGGGTTCTGGTTTCACTAACATCGGCGGTGTGCGCTTTGAAGGATCAAGCGGTACTGCATGGGCATACTCGTTTGAAGTGATTGACGATCAGCACATGACATGTCCAACACCACCTGGAACAGGCACAGTGGACGTAATCGCGTTTGACGGTGATCCTGGCGATGCAATTCTGGCAGGAGGTTTCACTTATGGCTGACATTCGCTTTTGCGACATATCTGAGTTCCAGCCTAACGTTGACCAGCAGGCTTACTACAACGCTGGTTACAGGGTGTTCCTTTACAGGGCGCACAGCGGTTACCGACCTGATAAGACTATGCCTGCACGTCGTGAGGCAACGCGCAGAGTACCGTTCACTGCTGTCGGCATTTACCAGTACTTGGTGAAGGATAGAGATTCTGTAGCGCAAGCCAGGGAATTCATCGCTTGCATAGGTAAGTTAGCGCCGAATGAATTTCCTATCCTTGACTATGAGGAAATTGCGCCTGGCAACCAGGTGCAACGCGCTGAGGCCTGGTTGAGGGTGGTCGATGCGTGGGCAGGTTTCAAATCGAGCTTGTACTCAGGTGACTACTTCTTCCGAGCTTACCTTGGCGGTACACTTTCATGGCAACGTCCAACTTGGATAGCTGCCTATCAAGCCAATGAACCAAGTCAACCTCATACATGGTGGCAGAATACGGACAAGGCAAGTTTCGTCGGTATCGGAAGAGAGGTCGATGGTAATATTTACCATGGCAGTCCTACAGATTTTGCCCATCGTGTTCTTGGTGGGAGGACTGCTAAGCCTGTGGCTCCTGTACCGGTCACAGAACAAGGACTAGTTTCGGTAGTGAAGAAGAACGGTGCTATCGAAACGTTCGTTGAAACAAACAGTGGTGAAGTGTTCCATCGCTGGCAAAAAGGTGAAAACGCAGGCGATTGGGGCGATAAATGGTCATCACTTGGAAGGCCGGGTAAATCATGAGCATCGGGCCACGCAGCTTAGTTGACATTGAATATCTGGGTGGGCCAAATCAACCGCTGCCTACTTCTCCTCCTACTGAGGAGATCGGTTCCCTGACGCAATGGGCACCTGGTGTACCAGGTTGGAACACATACGTTGGTGACAATCTCGAACGCTCGCCTCAACTACAGTGGCCTCAGTGCATTCAAACTTATTCGCAGATGCGGCATGACGCGCAGATTCAAGGCCTGTACCTTGGCACGTCGTTGCCCCTGCGACGTTACCACTGGTTGCTCGATCCGAACGACTGTGACCCCAAGATGGTGGAAAAGCTTGCTCGTGACTTGAGCATGAACATCAAGGGTCTTGAGCCATTGCCACAACAGAAGTACCGAGACAGGTTTGACTTTGGCAAACATATCCAGGATGCTTTGGTTGCTTTGCTCATGGGCCACTACGCGTTCGAACAAGTTGGCGAAATCAGTGATGACGGTTTGTGGCACCTCACCAAGCTTGCTCCGCGACCACCTGAAACCATCAGTCAAATCTTCATGGACTCGGTCGGTGACCTGATCGGGTTCAGACAGTTCTACTCACCTACTTCAACGCAAAACCCAGGTTTGATTCCAGCGGATCGCGTTACCTGGTACGCGTGGTTGATGGAAGGTGCAAATTGGGTAGGCCGCTCGATGTTGCGCGCCTGCTATCGCAACTGGTTGAGGAAAGATAGGCTACTCAGAGTTGATGCACAGAAGCAAGAACGTAATGGGATGGGTATTCCTATTGCGGAAGCTCCTTCTGGCATGAGTGGCGCTGGTCTTATTCGCCTCGACATACTCATGCGCAAGCTACGCGCTGGCGACATGTCTGGTGGTGCTGTTCCTAATGGCACTACAGTCAAGTTGGTCGGCACAACAGGTTCGCTGCCTGATACCCTCGCATCCATCCGGCTAGACAACGAGGAAATGGCCCGCGCGTGGCTTGCCATGTTCATGCAGTTGGGACAGACAGAAACAGGCAGTCGAGCACTTGGTAGTGAATTCATTGACTTCTTCAGTGATGCCATCGATGAAATGGCCTATTGGATTTGTCGCACGTTCACTGCCAGTGTGATTGAGAACTGGTGGGACTGGAATGTCGATCCCGATGCTGATTCAACTCCACAGTTGATGTTCACTCGCAATCCTGACACGGCGTTTACCGGTCGTGAGTTCGCTTGGCTGGTTGAACGTGGCGCAATTACCATGGACGAAAACCTGGAGAATGCGATTCGTGAACGCTATGGCCTGCCCTCAAGGCCTCCCGGTCTTCCTCAGCCCACATTGCCTGCTCCTCCCGGCTCAGAGCCTTGGCCTCCTGGGCCCACTCAAACTGATGCTCCACCGCTTGCACCGCAGCCTGATAGTACAGGTCAGAGTAACGGTAAACCGCTCGGTGAACCTAATGCCAAGGCTTCTGGGACAGTAGGCGTCAACGAGTCCCAGAATGGGGAGCGGTCGGTGAGGGCTCAAGCGGCAGGCTCCCCTGTGTCGCTCCCAAACCGGCCGCTCCGTCGTGAGTTATACCAGCATGAGATTCAGGCAGCTGTTGACTGGAACTCAATGGACACTAACTGGCAGAATACGCGTGATGTTTTGGTTTCACACGTGCGTCAAGCGCAATTGCGCCAGATCGAGCAGTTGCATGACCAGATTGTTGGTG